ATCGCCAATAAACTTGTGCTTGGCACACTGCGCCTTGAACGCTTCGGCAACAGGCAACCACTTGTCCTTCTCAACTGCCTCAGTCAGTGGCCAGTACACATGCCAGCCACGACCAGAGTTCACAATCGTTGGGCGCGGTAAACTCATAGCCTTGCACAGGTCTTTGAGTGCCTGCATCCCAGTAGCCTGATCTACGTAGCCCTTGATACGCCCGTACTTGTCAGGCGTAGCTTTGTCGATGCCACAGTCGATGTCCAGAAAGAATGCTTGCATCCAACCGCAGTTCTCAGCTTCGCGGTTTTCTTTAGTTATAAACTTACCCAAGCTGAAGTAGGCATCACGCCCTTCAGCAACCAGACTCACAGCTTCTTGTTGTAGTTCTTCAAGAGTCTTGAAGTGATCTTGTCGCGGTGCTTTGCCATTGAGCAAAGAGAATATGCAGTACCAGCCGTCGTTAGGGGCTACTACCCGTCGTAGCAGTTCAATATCCGCCATGATATTTCCAGACACGTCAATAAAAATGGGGGTAACGGGGGCTGACGGAAACCCCGTTCGCTCCGTCGAGCTAGTTACCCCCGAACCATTAAAGAGCGAAGAGCTCTTTGATCTTTGTGGCTTGCTGTGGTCCCGGGGTATGCACTCCCATGAACCAGTTGTAAATGGTCTGCTTACTCACGCCTAGCAAGCCCATTAGTTCACTGACAGATATGTTCTGGTCAATGCAGTGCCGCCCCAACCGAACGCCGATGTTCTTCTTATCAGCGCTACGGTTAAGTTTGCGGATACGGTATGTGTAACCGATCACTCGTCATCTCCCCACTCGTCCACCATTGCAGCGAGGTTCTGCTTAGGCTTTGGTGGGGCAGCTTCTTTCTTCTTCTCTGAGCGCACAGTCGGCTCGGCTACTGGCTCCTCAACAGGCGCGGCTAACGCGGCGGCGGCAGAGCCAACGGGGGCAACCAACTTAGGCAGTTGAGACTCAACCTTCTTAGTAAAGTTGAGCTTGCTAGCATTGATGGCAATCTGTGACTTGCCCTGCTCTACGCAAGTTGCGTACGTTTCCTTATCCAAGAACTCTGCGTTGGTGAACACCAGCTTGGGAAAGTCACTATCAGTATCAAACGTCAGACGTGTAGTCAGCATGTTCAGGTTGTAGCCTGACTGACCAACGTACTTGGCGTATTGCAGGAACGGCATGTTCTCAACGTTGCCCTGACCGAAGATAGACTTCTGTGGCAGGATCAGTTGATAGATATCACCTGCGGGGTTATTCCGGAGGACAACAGCCAAGCGCATAGAAAAGCGACAAGCTGCACGGCCAGCACCGCCAGAACCTTTAATAGCTTTGGGGCACTCTTTGCAGTTGTGTCCTTGTGGGTCTTCAACGTCAGCGTCGGGTCGCTCGCCATTGCTTGACCAGCAGTCTGGCACGGAGGTTTCGTCTGGGTTGTATTCTTGTCCATAGTAAGATTTCTGTACGGTCTTGGAGCCATTGACAATCACCACATCCATGTGTGGGTCAGTGTTCTTGGCGATCTCCTTGCCACCATCTACGAGACGGAAGACACGCCCGCGTAGTGTAATACGTTTAACGCTACCACCAGAGGTGGTAAAGGATTTGGTGAAGTCGTCCAACGCTACGTTTTGCAGGTGGGCGGGAAGGTCAGCGCGAAATGTTGTAATGTTGCTCATGGTTCTCTCTCAGGTTGATGATTTGCGGCGTACTGTTACCGCGTAACGACTATCTACATTCAGACCAGCGGGGTACTCGTCCGGATGTTGCTCTAAAAAATCTTTCATGTTGCCGTTGTGGATGCGCTTTTCAAGCAATCCGTAGGCATCGTGTTTCGCAATCATGCTATAGACTGCGTCCCAGTTAGTTGGGTTGTATCGCTTGCGTACGCTACGAATGACTGTAGCTCCGCGTGTCGAAATGCTATCCGCATTTGTCGTGTTCATGATCTCTAGCATTTGGTTCTCAATGCCAGACAGTGCCTCGTTGAGCACTGCATCATCAGCTTCGTATGCCAGCTTGAGCTGGTCTCTTTCTAAGCGTATTTTCATGTACGCATCAGACAGTTTGTCCATGGATTTATCTTCCATATTTTCTCCTTGGTGAACTATTATTATATGGTCATTCTGGACTTTGTCAAGTCTCAGTCAACTCTTTTTTGTATAAATCTACAACTTTTTCATGATTGGTGATGTTGCCTTGCAACATAGCGTACAACCTCTTCTCAACAGGACTGCCTTCAATGTGCACGATGGTCATCGCGTTTTTCTGACCGGGTCTGTCAATGCGAGCGTTCGCTTGTAGGTACGTCTCAGTGGACGTAACAGGAGCATACCAAATGATAGTATCAGCCGCAGTTAGGGTAACCCCGTGAGCCGCGGCTTGTGGTTGAATGATGAGCACCTTGATGTTCTGCTTCTCTTGAAAGTCCTTGAAGATAGCAGTGCGCTTATGCACAGGGACTTCGCCATGAATCAGATCACATGTCGTACCATTCTTTGTCAGGTAGTCCTGCAGTAGCTTGATGGTGTGTCGGAACGGCACAAACACCAGCACCTTGTGGCTTGACTCGTCAATGACTTCCTGCACAACACGTAGTCGGTCGGATACATCAAACTCAATCGTCGCACCGCTATCTGAATACACAGCGCCACAAGAAATTTGTAGCAGCTTGTTCATCTTAGCGGCAGCATTGACCGTGCTGACCTCCTCGCCCGCCATCTCAAGAAGCATCTGGCTCTTCAACTCCTTGTAGTACTTCTTCTGTGAAGCCGTAAGCGGTGCAATACGATTAACGTACGTCACCTCTGGCAAGTCCAAGCACTGCGCTTTCTCGTAACGAATGGCTGGCTGCAACATCTCGAACACCTGCTTCTCTGCGTCTGGGCGTGGCTCCCAACGGAACATGCCAAACTTCTGCATGACTGCCTCGCGGAAGTCACCGAAGAAACGCGGTGCACGAGTAGGTACGCATAGCCTGCCTAGCCCGTAAGCATCCACAGGAGATTGCGCGGCTGGTGTGCCAGTAAGCATCCACATCCAAGTGTTAGGCGTGACGAACTTGTTCATCAGCTTCCAACGCTTAGTCTGTACGTTCTTATAGGCGTTTGCCTCGTCAATCACAATCAGATCAAACTTGCCGTGGTTCAGCATGTGGTCAGCTATGGTGGCTACGCCGTCGTAGTTGATGATGATGAACTCAGCGGGACCGCTGATGATCTTTGCCCGCTTGTTGGAGTCGCCATAGGCTACGTCAACTGAACGGTGCACTGCGAACTTAAATAGATCAGCCTGCCATGCAGACTGCATGATAGACAGAGGGCATACAACAAGCACTCGCTTGATGAGGCCCAACGTCATTAGATAGTCAGCCGCCCAAATCACTGATGCCGTTTTGCCTGTGCCCTGCTCGTTGAAGCAGAAGGCGCGGCGGCGCAGTGACAAGAACGATGACGTATCTTTCTGGTGGTCAAATGGCTCAAAGCCCATAGGCCGAGGCCACTTGTAGTCACGCTGTATTGGCGATGGCACATCTTTGATACGCATGTGCGTCAGCTTCTCAGCGTTATCCCAATCCCATGGCACTGCCACTTCGTAACGCTCTTCGCCAAGGTCCTTCACCACATTGCTTGTGGGTATGGTCTCGGTGATGCGAGCGGGAAAGCGGGTCCTGACCACTAAAGTGCGGTCTTTCAGTACTTGCATATTATTTCATTGAGCCATCTGGGTTTCGTTTAAAGGATCGGTTCTTACGAGGCGATTGAATTTTGACCCCGTCTTTATTTGATCCACCTTTAGATAGTGCCTTGACGTGAGCAACATCTTTTCCTTCGCGTCGATCAGCTTTGCCGTTGTTGTCTTTATCAGCTCCGGTCTTGTCGATCTTGCGACGGGCACGTTGACGCTCCATGCGCTCATCAAGCTCTCCTCTAGTTTGCTGTTGGTCATATTCTTTTTTGTATGGGCGGGGTTTGTTTACGTATGGCATTTGGGCCTCCTGTTTTTAAAACTGCATCATAGTATTTTTTAGGAAATGGGTCTTTCTTATCTAACAAATTTCTTAACCACTCAGCACCGCCAAGATGGTTCAAAATAATCCACTGCCTGTCCGACATTCGGACTTGTCTTCCTAGTAGTGGCTCAGGGGGCTTTGGTCTTGGCATACTTCATCTCCCTTACGTACTGCGCAAACGAAGCGGCTGTATCGCCAAAAGCAATCCGCATGCAATCAAATTCGTGTGCAACCTCTTCTAGTACTTGGTTGCGTATGTCGTTTACGTTCTTATCAGAAACGTAGTCTTGGATATCGTCATCGTCTGTCATGCTAGCCCCCTTGCCTTTATCATTTCGTCCGCAATTCCATACGCTTTTTGTGCCGCTTCATGTGGATACAAATCGTAATCCCCAGTTATAAAACCTTGCATAGCTTTAGCCACAAAATAATCACGCAAACCCATACCTGTACAAGTTACGTTGCCGTGAGCCCAAGGAAATGCCGTTGGTATTTCGCTGTTCATGCTTCCACCTTTGCCTTTGGTTTAGCTTTGGTCTTCATGAAGTCAATGTCAGGCTGCTCTTTACGGAGATCGGCATACTCTAGTTGCACTCTCTGTGCATGGATGATCTTCCCTGCTGTGTTATTCATCTCGGTGGCAACCTTTACGTCTATCGCACCGGTCTTAAGTCCTTCGTACAGTGCAGATAGTTCTGTTGTTAATTCACTGATATGTTTCATGCTGATAGCTCCTTTAGTTTACGTTTGATAAATAGATTTACTCTCATTGCTTCAATTAGTCCGGGAGGTACTTTAATAGACGTTACACCCACCTGTCTTTTAAACAAGTCATTAATGTATCTGTTTGTCAAGTTTTCAACCCGTTTTACTTGAGCGCGTTTATCCATGGTTTTTATTTTGTCAGGATTTTTACTTCTCCATTTTTTAGTCCACTCCTTCACTTTAGTTGGGTTATTTTTTGCCCACTCTCTGTGTTTTGCGGCAACGCGTTCCATGTTTTGAAGCCGCCACGCTTCTACCTTTGCGTAGAAATACTCTTTGTTTTCTTCCCGCCACTTACGGCTTGTTTCACGCACGTGGTCT